TAGTCGGCACGGTTGTTCTTTTCAAAGGCGGTATCCCAAGACTGGATGATGAACTCGCATTCTGGCGGTTCATCCTTCTCCCAGATCTGCCACATCTCCCGTTTAATAATTGCTCCTTCTTCGGAAGTTGGGTTTTGCTGGTACTGGGCTTCCCATTTACTGACTGGAATCTCGTTTTTAATGGCTTCTAGTTCTTTTTGACTCCAGAACTCGCCCCACAAAGGCTTGCCTGACGGCATCAGGGCAGGAAATTCAATGGTTTCCCACTCGTCCCCATCTCGTTTGATGGAGTTATTAATGATTTGACCAGTCAAATCCCGCTTAGACCAGCGTGTCATCACAATAATGATGGATCCGCCAGGTTGGAGACGTTGGCGAGGACCCGATGAGTACCATTCATAGACCCGATCAAAGACTGCTGGGTTGCCTTGCATGGCTTCTTGCTCGGAATGGGGGTCGTCAATAATAAGAACGTCTGCACCCTTACCCGTTACGGCTCCGCCGACACCGATAGCGAAGTAATCCCCGCCTTTATTTGTATTCCAACGACCTGCCGCCTTGCTATCAGACGAGAGTTTGGTGGGAAATAGGGCTTGGTAGTCTGGAGTCGCTACCAAGTTTCTGACCTTTCGACCAAAATTAGTTGCTAGTTCTGCCGTGTGGGCAGTCTGAATGATTTTTTTATGCGGGTATTTTCCAAGATACCAAGCGGGAAACAGATAAGAAGCAAACTCAGACTTGGTGTGGCGGGGAGGCATATTAATAATAAGTCGTTTTAAAGACCCATTAGCGACTCGCTCAAAGGCATCCGCCATGATTTTATGGTGCTTACCAGCAATAAATGCAGACCACATCTCTTGAACAAAGGGCATGAAGTTTTGCCTGCACTTCTCTTTCTTGTCCTCTTCCAAAAGCTTTTTAATCTTAGGAATCTGAGGGGAGTCCTTGGGCAAGATGTCCAATAACTCAATGTATTTCCTGATCTCTTCTTCTGTTAGGATCACAGAGAGGTCATCTTTTCAACGGTTTTATCAATCGGGGTAACAGACCTAACCTTGTGTGGGTCTAGCTTTAATAAACCCATATCCTTGAGTCTATGGACTAGCCTATGGATATTTGCTTTACTTTTCAAGTTTAGTCCTGTGGCTATATCTACATAGCTAGGTGAAAACCCTTTGACCTTGATAAAGTCTTCTATGTACCGCAGCACTTCCATCTGACGTTCAGTCATTCTTTGCTCCATACGTGGATTTTAAAAGGCGGAGTAGTCTTTCTCTTTCTGCATGGGAAAGGCTTTGTATAAAAGCCATAATCTCACTAACCGTCTTCACAGTTCCATCACATCCAAAAACGCAGGGGAAGACTCACCCATATAAGCACCAAGGATATTGAACTCGAAGTACTCAATGGCTTCTATTTCATTCATGTCCCGCATCAGGATTCTAAGAATCTTGCTTTTGTCATAGCAGACTACCAGTAGTCCAATACGCTCCACGACTCCAATAATGGCTTCATCAAAGCCATCCAGAATAATAAGGTCAGGATACTCCTCCGAGATCATTTAAGCTTCTCCATTGCCTTCCTAATGCTTGCTATCGCTGCACCTAAGTATTCCCTTTCCTTGCCACGCAATTCAGCCTCTACCGCCATAAGGCTTAATATTAAATTCTTTAACTTACTCAGCACTAACTCATTTTTCAAAATATATATACCCCCCTAGGAACAAATAGAAAACGTTCTGGGGGTAGTTTGCTATAGTGTTTAAACAATGTCAACTGGAAATTTGCATAGGGGGTGGGGTATGTTTCACGTGGAACATTGGGTGGGGTACTTGCACTCCGTATGCGAAGCGGTAAGATCGTGTGCTTTCCCCCATTCCATTATACATAGAGAACGTTCGTATTGCTATAGGTGTGTAGTGGTATGTGTGGATCACAGTGTATAGACACGCAGTACGCAAGCAGGCAAACAGCGGGGGTCGGGTGCAGTGGGGTCGAGAAAGCCACGTTTAAACAGGGGGACGGCATCGAGTCAGTTCTCGACAGAGAGCCGTCAGTGCTTACGCTTGTTCGCATTCTCTAGCAGTGTCAGTGATGACTGGAGTTCACTCTTCAATGTGTCTACGTCAATCACTTCATTGATCTGCTCTACCTTGTCGCTAAACATTCCTACCGCCTTGCCCATCAGTTCCAGTGAGCGTAGCCTAGTGCTGACTGGTACTTCGATATCGCTTGCGTGTTTAAACAATTCCGCCATGATGTGCTTGCGTGCTATTCGTTCATCAGTCAAGATCATTTCTTTCTTGGCTTGCCACAGAGGCTCTAGGAGTAAAGTAATCCTCGGGTCTCGCATTAGTTTGTTCGCATTGCTAGTAATCGTTGCGTGACTAGAGTTCTCGCAGTTGTACGATTTCATATAGGCAGTGATCGGAGTATGTCCTTCCATCACATATCCTGCAAACATCGTTGCCCTTGGTGATAGTCTCTTATCCCTACCATTAGGCTCTACACCATTCTGTTGATGTACTCCTGACGGTAATCCATTTCTCTTCACCTTTATGGCTTGTTCTTTTATCTTCTCTCTGTAATCCCTTGCCCTCCCGCCTTCGGCATTCATTCCCTCGCCTATGCTGATAGCATCGTTCTCATTTTCTGTGCTAATACTCAGACTGTTGCATTCATTGTGTTTTTTGCCTGTCTTCATTACCTATCCCATCCCTGTTTAAACTTCGATCACTGGCTCACATAATGAGCCTGTTGTATTTTCTTGTCAATATCGTTTCTTGATCGTTCTCTATTTCACCTGTTACTGGCTCACCACATGATCTTCTACTATCCCTATTAGTCACCAGTCATCCCCTATAAATTTATTTGACTGTTGCCCTTTGGGCAGAGGCTCACTCTATGATCTACCCGCTCCCTAAAATTGTCCTGATCGATGACCGAGATCCCAAACCACTGTATGTCCATACATACGGTTTAAACCGCATTAGAGGGGTCTAGGAGACGTCAATGCTAGTGTTGGAGCAAGTGGGTGTGCTAGTACGTGATCGTGGCATGGTGAGCCTCACCCTTATTCTATAAGGCTTGGCGGGGAGGGTTTTTTGGGGTCTTATATAAGACCTAAAACGAGCGGTAGATAGTCTTATATAGAGGGCAATACTTGAGTAAGTTGTAGGGTCTATGCAACATGATGCTTGCACCTGTTTAAACAAACGTGCTAACATCTAGCCTGTTGTTGCAGTCAAACGGTGAGAAACCACCGACACGTGCGAACCGAGAGCGTGAATAAATAAGTGCGGTAGTCCTGAGTGCCTAGGGGACTTAAATAATCTTAAGTGGTAGTCAATATGAGGACTTTAAACTCTGCGCTAAAAGGCTAGTAGGCTCTGCCCCCTGATGGGATCAGGCATCCGAACGAGTAATGAGGTGACCGCCAAGTACCGAGTAGATGGCTCGGATACGATGCGCCAAATCAGGGAGCGATCCCTTAACCGAAATTTAATCTCATTAGGCTTGCACTAGACACCCACCTACCTATCGGGGTCTGACCTAAGCCTAAGAGGATGCAATTTCGCATCATTCAATGGAGGCTTTATGACATACGGTGAATACGTTAAGCAATATGTAACCCTTGACAATGCTCTTGAATACTCAAGGCTTACCGACAAAATGGCTTTTGTGTCCGACATTACTGGTCTCTCGATTGACCATCGTTTTATCGGTCACATTGAAGACCGCCTGATCAGCCTGACCAGTACCAAGGTCGGTGCTATTCCCGCTCACTTCTTTCTTTAATCGGAGGGCTTATGCAGTTAAACCATGAGGCTTTAGCGGAGGCTTACGAGAACGCATGGCTTGCCGTCAAGGGCAGACCTTGTAGCGTTGAGGTCAGACCATACGGATGGTTTCATGTCCGCAAAAATGGACTGACCATTCCCGAAAATGTCCGAGCCAACAAACTCATAGAGGGGTTGGCAGTACTTACTAATCGTTTAATCAGCAAACAATAGGGGGATCGATGGATCAATTCAACGCAGTAGGCATTGCAGAAGGCTTTATAGAGGCTGAGTCGCAAGAGCAGGTGCTTGAGGCTTGGCAGTTTCTAGTTGACACAGGCTTTGTGTGGCGGTTGCAGGGTTGGTTTGGACGTACCGCAACGCAATTAATTGAGCGTGGTCTTATTACTGCGCCTTAAGACTCATCTCAATGCCTCCCATCGGGGGCATGAGGATGCGTCTTGCATCTAACTTTTTAGGAGGGCATATGCCTAGGAATTTCGTAGCAAAGCACGCAAAGCGTTGTGGTGCGGGTAGTCATACCGCCCGCAAGTACAGTCGTAAAACTAAACACAAGGGGGTGAAACATGGCTATTAATCGTGAAGAGTGGTTGAATCAGGCGGTCGGTGAATTGCGGGGCATTTTCGATGCCAACAATTTTCCTATTCCCGCCAATGTCAGGGTGACCTGTGGCTTTCCATCCAAGCACGCACGTAGTCTGAATCGTGCCATCGGTGAACACTGGTCTTCCAATGCATCGGAGGATGCCACCCATGAGATCTTGATCTCGCCAGTGGTTGACGATCCGTTCGAGGTATTCGGGATCTTGGTGCATGAGTTGTCGCACTCTGCCACTGATGGGTGCGGTCATCGTGGTCGGTTCGTTGAGTGCATCCGCAAGGTGTGGCTTGAGGGCAAGCCTACCGCCACCTCCATCGGGGCTACGTTTCGTAAGAACTTTGCGGGTCTCATCGATGGCTTGGGTGCTTATCCCCATGCTCGTTTAAACGTCCAAGCAAACCGCAAGGTACAGGGTACTCGGATGCTCAAGGCATCTTGCCCGCATTGCCAGTACACCATTCGCCTATCCAGTAAGTGGGCGAACGTTGGTCTTCCATTCTGCCCAGTTGATGGGCATCAGTTATCACTTTAATTTTTATAGGGGCTTAAATTGAAAAATCTAAACATCACCAAGCAAGTACCGCTCATCCCTCTCGCCCAGTTAAACGGTGTGCTTGAGGCTCAAGGCATCGTGGGCTTTGCACCCAAGGACAAGGCACTGGCTATCGCCAAGGTCATCGAGTTGATCAATGCGGGCAGTGTCACCATCGATCAGGTCAAGGCTACCAAGCCATCGGCTACGGTTGGGCTACCCACTGACGTTGCCGATCAGATCACCAAGGCACAGGCTCAGATCAACGAGACACTGACCAAGGTTGAGACGGTGCGTGAGGTTGCTAGTCGCTCACTCGATGAGTTGCTGATTCAGTCAACCGCCATCAGTAAGAAGTTCGATGAGTTGTCTGCCCGTTTAAACGCTAAGGTGGATGCTGTCGAAAAACCTGATGCCAAACTGATTGCCGACACCCTACGTGCTGAGGTGTCCAAGCAGTTTGAAAAGTTCCGCAAGGCTACCCCTGTCGAGGTCATCGCTGAGGTTGCTCAGACTGTGGCAGTGACTCGCAGGGTCAAGGCTAAGGACGTGTTCGATGGTGTCCTGTCCTATGAGTACAACGGTGAGACGGTGGACTTCTCGGAATTGGAGATCGAGGTGTTCGATGATCCTACCGCTCCCGCTCGTGTCGCTGACTACGTGTTTGCACCACGTCACTTGCACCAATCC